CCAGAAAACACTGTCTGGTTCGCTGTGGCCGTGTATGTGAAGTCTGACTTGATGCCCTCAATAGATGACGCTGCGGCTACCCATTGGCTACCGTTGTAGACTTGCATGACGCCTGTGCTTGAATTAAAGAACAGCGCGCCAGTAATAAGAGCGTTACCGTCATTATCTGCACCAGGGTCTGATGTCTTTGCCCCTAGATACCTATCATCAAAGCTATCGTAAGATGCCGCAGCTGCTGTTGCTGATGTACTAGCACTTGATGCTGAACTAGACGCATTCGTGGCGCTTGTAGACGCTGCGCTTGCCGAATTACTTGCATTGGTCTCACTAGTCGATGCAGCTGATGCTGATGAGCTGGCCTCACTGGCCTTTGTAGTTGCTGTGGACGCACTGGTGCTCGCTGCTGACGCGCTTGATGCTGCTGCACTAGCTGAGGTGCTTGCATTGGTTTCAGCCGTCTCAGCGTTCGTCTCTGCGGTCTCAGCATTAGTCTCAGCTGTCTCAGCTGCTGCTTTTGCCGTCTCAGCTGCTGTCTTGGCTGTCTCAGCGCTTGTCTCAGCAGTTTCTGCGTTCGTTTCGGCTGTCTCAGCGTTTGTGGCAGCTGTCTCTGCTCGCTCTGCTAGGCTAGCTAGGTTATCAGCAACACCAGGGTCGGATGGGTCCATCCCTGCGTTTACGCTCCATGAAGTAGTCGGCGCTGAACCGGGAGACCATTCCGTCATTATGCGTTCCTCATTATTAGTGGACCACCAGATGACCTGGCTCGTTTAGAGTCGTCACCAAGGTTCTTTACGGCAGCACTGTATAATTGCGCCCAGACGACCATTCTCTCATCCTCGCCTAAGTACGGTGCTGATTGCAATAGAGAGCCGTACAGGTAGACGTCAGGGTACGAGGTCATTAGCCAGTTTGCATCAGTGTCACCGCTCATTGTAGGGATACGGGCGTAATAGATCATAGTTAACGTGTAGCTCTCGTCTGGAGCAGGAAAGAATTCTATCTGCCCTGAGTTCAGGGTATACAAGCGTGGCTGACCAGCTGTGTTGTTACTTAACAGCTTCTGGCGGCTAATCTCAGCTACTGAGCCGTACTCTACTGTAGAGCCATCGGCTAATGACAGGTGAACGCCTTCAAGCCAATCTGTAGGCAGGTTCTCAAACCGTTCGTCTACAGTTGTACTTACACGGACCTCTTGCCTCCAGTGACGCAGGTCTCGAGCAATTTGAGCCTCTATCAGCGCAATGAATGTAGGAATGATTGATGTTAAATCATCCCGGTTGAGGAAGTTAGCGATACCTGTTTTAAGCTCGCCATAATTAGATAGTGCCATTATTTAATCCTCTGGCTTTGCGCCATCCTATCACGAGCGAACCGTGCTGCGAGGTCAATTAGTGCCTCGTCTGGGAGCCTGCCCTGTTGAGTGTTAAACGCCCTGGCTCCTGCTGAATTCTCTTCAAAATCACCGATAGCATCTTTTTTCCTGCCATCAAGAAAGTAGTCCTTTGCCTGGTAAGCTCGTGCGCCTTGTACTGCTCTCTCTGGGTCCATACCACGGGCCACCATATCGTAGCCGCCAATGTAGTTCAATATCATGTCTTGAAGATTGCGGTCTACCCTTGGCCCTGCAAACTCTGGGCGCAGCTGCTCAATCATTTGTGGAGCGTTTTCGTAATAGCCAATGTGACCACTAGTTAAGAAGTTTGGGATATCAGCTATTGGCATATCTGAAAGGTAATCAAGCAGGTTGTAGTTTTCGTATGGGTTCGCCATTATCGTGTCTGACTTCGCAGATAGCCGTCCATCGTATCAACGCCGCCACCTAGTGCTTGCGGCATGATAAACGCAGGATCAAGGAAGTTAAGTATATCGTTCACATTTCCGGCTGATTGTGACTGCTGCTCTTTGGCTACACCTTTCCGAACCAAATCCATACTAGGCATAGGTAGGTTGCCCATAATCGTTGTGTCTGGTTGAGTTAAATCCATATCAGCGAATGCCGCAATTGGCGTTCCTGCCGCCGCCGCCGCAAAAAATGGAGCGTATTTCTTAACGCCTTTTGACAGCTTGGTTAGGTCTCCACCTACCAGTACATAGTCTCGCATCGCTGATGGATCTACGCCAAGCTGTCTTGCCCGGCCTGCAATTTTGTCTGCAAAAAGCTCTAATTTACTCTGACCAACCGGGGTTTGTACACCAGTAGCTTTTGATGCTGTACCCCATAACCTCGCCTGAGCAGGAACGGGCAGGATTCCTAGTTCTGATGCGACATCGCTATCCCACCAATCGCGCAATGTGTTCAGCTCTGGAGTAGACACAGATTGGTCTGGAACTGCGGGCTGACCCTTAATTGTCTTTGTGTTACGAGTGTCGGCAAGACCTATTGCTCGTGACCAATGAGCGTCACCAACTGGAGTACCCCAAGACCCACCCAATGATTCAGGTAACGATGATTGAATGTACGCAGGAACTTTTGGCGAATTCATCTGCACGTTACCGCCTGACTCTAAATACTTGAGCATTGATGGTGCTTGCGCTGTTGAATGAGCCATATGCCCTGGTATGCCTGCCATATCTGCCGGTCTGCCTGGAGCGTCTGCTTTCCCGCCATACTTTAGAAAATCTTGAATGCGCCCTTGGTTAGCTAGCCAGTTTGCGCCTGTGCCACGGCTGATTTCTGTTAACACATCTGACATTGGACTTGCCATACCAGTAAATGCGTTCAACTGCTTGAAATATTTTGGCGCTACTTCTGGCCCAACTAAATCTAAAATCCTGTCGTACATCGGGGTAGTTTCATACCAAGAGTCCATTCCTTTGTATAACTCTGGTCGCTTGCCGCCCTCCTCTAAGATATCAAGGATTCGTTGCGTGTTCTTCTTGCCCATGATTGGCTCTGCGGCGGCTGCCCCTCTGGACTTCTCTGGCTTCTTAACGACTGACTCTGCGCCGCGAGTTCTTGATTTACTCAGCTCATATAATTCATCACGATTGACCCCGAACAACTGCTTGAGAGCATCCGACTCAGGAACTGTTCTTGCCAGATCAGCCGCTTCTTGTGCAAGCTTTGCAGGATCATCGTAAATGCGTGGGAACGCAATACGTTGCGCCGCCCTACCAAGAGTTGACCTTACCGCCATTTTTGCCGTCCTAAGTATGTGATCACCTAGACATTTTAACAGCAATTCAGACTTAAGCTACCCCTGCAAGGTTTCTCTTTATCGGAGTGCTCCAGGTGTCCTTCTGATTCAAGCCTTGACGATAGATAGCAACTAGGCCAAACGCATCTGCACCGTGAGATGCCCAATCGTGCTCTGGTCCAAGTCCAAGCCCTCGTGCTTCGTCTCTTTTCTCGTGATACCAGCCAAGCGCCTCTCGGCCTCCCTTGGTGTTCTCATCATGGAACCGGCAGCTTGAGAACATTCTTCTGGCTGCTTCAACCCTTTGTAGGACAGCGCCTGCTCCCTGGTTTGGTATTGACTGCACCGTGAACCCAGCATCGTGCAGGAATCCTTCAGGCGTCACCTTATAGACCATGTCGTGCTTTCTGCCATCGTGCGGTAGGACCATCAGCGCATCTTCATAGCCACGCTTGCGTAACCAGTGAACGTGCGACTCAAACGGCTGGCCGACTGCCTCGTAGTAATCAATTAGCCTAATCTCTTCGCCAATGTACTGAACGATCCAGATTGCTGTCGCGTCTGATTTCTTGCTTGTGCCGCCTATATCCCACACCGCATGCGTCTTGACTAGTGGATCTTTGCCAAAGAACCCTATACGACCCTCTAGGGACGCCTCAGAGAGGTGTTTGGCGTAGTAAGCACCCTCTAGTACTGTTGCGTATTCACCTTCCCATACATGAGAGTACCTGTCCGGTGTTATGCGTAAGCAGTCATCTTTCTCTTGCAGCAGCACCTGGCTAATCCAGGGGTTATGCTTCCAGTTCGCGTTAACGACTGCTGATCCTGTTGGCTTGTTGTCACCCCTTAGCATTTGATCTATCGCATCAGTTGGCCGCATCGGGTTCCATGATGCCCATATCTCGGAGCCTTCTTTCCGCATGGTTGGCGTGAGCAGCTCTAGTGACCTGTGCGAGATTGATTGCGCCTCCTCAATCCAAGCTCTATCAAAGCCCTCTAAAGACTTAATCGAGTCTGCTGTGTGGTCTTGCATACCAGTAAAGATAATCACGCCGTCTCCAGGCGTCTCTATAACCTCGCGGAATACCTTGAACCCAGCCCTCTCGCCTAAGTTATAAGCCTTGAGCTTATCCTCGATTAAACGCTTTGATGATTGCTTGAGAGATTTCTGCACCTCTCGTATACACGCAGCTCTCATACCAGGGATCAAGATCGAATCTTCAATTAGCAGTTCTGCAAAGAAGTGAGACTTACCTGATCCTCGCCCGCCCCAGACACCCTTGTACCTAGAGTGACCGAGTAACGGCATAAATACTTCAGCGGTCCTAAACTGAATCGTGGACATTCTGGTCTGCTTGAATAATGATCCTTTCGATCTTTGACGGCGTCATTGAGCCATTGCTTGATATGACATCCTGCTCTGTCTTTTCACGGTAGCCGTGATTAGCCAGCATGAGCTTAGAGATCGTTGCATTGAACTCTCCACCTAGCCCGCCATTGACCAATAACGACTCTTGTCTATCGTTTAATGAGTGTAACGTGTGTAAAAATTGTACAGTTGTATCCGCCCAATTATAGAGCGTTTTCTTTGTTACACCGAGATGGATAGCCAGCCCGGCTGCTGTTGGGACCAGCGAGTCGTGGCTTGTTAGATAGTCGTCTGCCTTCTTTTGAATGGCCTCACTGTACTTAGTGGGCCTTCCTGAACCTTGTGCCATGTGAGCGTCCAAAGTGATGAATGAATCAGGCACTTATAACACTTTCCTTGCGCGCCTGAAACCTGATTTGTTTTTAGTCCTAGAAAAGGAGACCGATTTACTACGCTTTGAGTTGATTTCCTTCTCGCCTACGCAGTTGCGGCAGTTAAGCTCCGCCACGATCCTGTTGCAGCTTACTAGACCGTCAGTAACGAGGTAGCCTGATGAGCTAGCCCTCGTGACGATTCGGTGTGTTCTGCTGGTCTCCTTGACTAAGAACTCCATTTCTTCAAACGCTGCCTCTAGGTCAGTAAACATTGTCTAACGCCTCCAGGCGCTTGATTTCAGCCTCTGCGTAGAACTTTATCTTTTTTGCATCACGCAGTTTCTTACTGTGGGCTACCTGGCCGTACCGATAAGCAGATCGGAATATCTCTCCTATTTGAGAATTCATATTCTTATGGCTTATCAGATCTTGCAGCTCTTTGCAGTTCCTTGGCAGCTCATAATAATCAGCTGAACTACCATCAGATACCGTAGAGCCTGATGCCTTGTTGACCGCCTTCTGTACCCGTAGCACATACGAAGTAGACGTCCCTATCTCAGAGGCCACGTTCTGTATACTTGCGTCTGGGTATTTCTTAATGTAATCAACAACTTGAAGTGCTTTTGTTTTATTGATCATTGTCATAATCTTTATTTAGCTCCAAATCTAGGCGCGTGAATGATTTCTGGGAAATTGAATGCCCTGCCATAAGCGTCTTGGTGAACGCTGACGATGTACTCAACTTTCTTTGCCGTATATCCTGTCAATTCGGATATTTTTTTGAAGTACAATCCTTTCTCACGGAGGCCAATAATCTTCATGACCTCCACCTCTGAAATACCGCCCTTCACTTTTTCTCCCCATTAATTGGCCTGAAGATACTGAGGTCCATAAATGCATCGACATCTTTTTGCATGTCTACAAACGGCCCTATTGGAGGCATTGGCTTGTAAGGTGCTCTGTCGAGCTGGTCATCCTTGTATTCGTCAAGGTCTCCGATGTCACCGCATTGGCGACACCACCCAATATCTGCTAACGGTCGCCCGCATCCAGGGCAGTGCGTGTAGTCACACATCTTCATTCCCCTCGAACAGCTTTACCCCAATAAAATCTGCTGCCATAAAAAACCCTGTAACAGCGATAACCCAACACGATAAAATAAAATATTGATCTAAATCCATAAGTTCCCCCTTTCTGGATCTAACCATAATATCAGTTTGCATGATTGATGCAACTACTTATGTTTCTTATTGTATGTTTTTTAACTTCTGAATGCCTTCTAGCCTTGCCTTAGCCAGCCGTATACGCCGCTTATCAGATAAAGTTAACCTTTCTGTGGTGTTGGCTATATCTAAGACAATCTTGTCCTCAAAGGCTTGCTGCTCCATCTTTTTAGACACTACCGGGCGGGTGTACTCGTTACCTGCCGGGAATAACTCGCTCTTTGGCAGTCCAAGTGCTTCTGCAAGCTGGATTCCATTTGCTCCACACACGAAACAATGCGCGATAACTGTGCCGTCTGAGCACTCTTTGATTGACATGTTGAAATTCTTACCAACATGTACTGGGCATGGAGATCTCCAGCTGCCCTCACCCGCGTTACGCAGTTTGTCTAACCTGCTTAAAATTGCTTCCACTGACATTTTTCGACCTCTCATACGCCATTTTTATATTTTGGCTTTTTATAAACTTATTCACTTCATCTGACATTCCTGCCACTCTTCTTGGGCTGACCTGGCTCGGCCATACGCCAAACTTACTGCGGTATTTGTGCTTTGCCCAGCCCTCTCTGTAGCCTCGTGTCTGAGCGTAGTACAGCAGCTCACCAAACCACTCTGATTTGCGTTCTAGTGAGTAGGTTTTGTTTGCTACTTTTGACAATCTCTCCAGCTCGCTGCCGTCCGTCTCTAATCTTTCTGTGATCGAGATCTCGTACCCGCAAGAGCAGCGAATTCCTACCATCTGGCGGTAGCACTGAGGACACGATTTTACCTTTGCAACCTTCTTTTCCTTGGCCTGATTTCGCTCATTAAACTTCTTCTCGCCTGAGTCTAAGGTCTCTGGTACAAAATCTTCTGGAAACCCGCCCATCCTGCTGATGTTTCCTGCGTGGTCCAAATAGACTGCGTTCTCTTTCCCTGTAGACGTTCTCATTATCCGGCCTGCGCGCTGAACAAACGAGATGATAGAGCGCGTAGGAAAGGCATCGATCAAGCACGAGACCTGTGGTGCGTCATAACCGACATTGAGCAATCGACTACACGACAGGATCATAAACTCTCCTGCGTCATGGGCCTCGTACAACTCCTGGCGCATCTCGTCATCCATGTAGCCGTCGATGTGTTCTGCTGTAATACCTGCCGCCTGGAATTCTAAGACCATTGACTTGGAATGCTTAATTGATGGGCTGAACGCGATTGTCTGACGGCCTGATGCGTGTTTAATCCAGTTCCTAACGATGTCACCTGACAGTTTGTCGTCTTCTTCTGTTGCCTTTGAGAGTGACTCAGGATCGTAATCCATTCCGCCAGTTGATAACGCTCTTGTCTTGACGCCTTCAAGGGCAACCTGCCTGCCGCCATAATAGTCTACCGGGCATAAATAACCCTGCTCTAGTAACTCGCGTGGGGTGGCCGGTACGATCAAATCATCATAGTACTTACCTAAGCCTTTCGAGTACGGCGTTGCAGATAAACCTACAAATGGGACAGCGTTGTAGGTGTCCATTATTTGAGTCATGTACTTGTAATGCGTGTGCGCCTCGTCTACGACAGCAAAGTCAAAATCCGGTATCGATTTCCTTCTTGATAATGTCTGGATAGAGGCTATCTGGATTTGAGCATTGGGATTTGTTAACTCGTGATTTCCTTGCATTACCCCGAAATCTATCCCGTGATTTCCAAATGCCTCCAGGGTCTGCCTGACCAATTTGATTCGGTCACAGATAAATATCCCTGTTTTTCCTTTGTCAACGGCTGATTTCAAGATTGCTGCTGCCGTAATTGTCTTCCCGAATGAACATGGCGCGGCCAACATGGGCCTACGGTGTCCAGATCTTAGAGAGTCCCTCAACATCTCAATCGCCAACTCCTGGTGTGGGCGTAACTGCATTCTCTATCCCCTCTGGTGTATTAATTTCCCAGTGTTATCCAGTATTTTTATCATACATCTACCGTTCCCGGCTGTGTGCTGAATAACTCTAATTGGCAAATCGAATTGCCTTGATCCTTCAAACCATTCTTTGGCTTTTTCTAATGTCTTAACCGTATGCTCTGACAGTTTCGTCTGACTGCCTTCTTGACACTCCATATTGTTATTAGCTCCTTATGTTATGCAAATAGGTTCAGCCTGAGTTTTGTTTGGGGAATACTCACCCTAACCCGCTGACTATATCAAATTGATACAGGTCAAACGGGTCAAGTAAGTCACCATGCAAATTAGGACAAGCCCTCGTCACATCGGGATGCCATCACCTAATGAGGCTGGCACTGGATTGATTACGGCTCATTAGCCGCCTAGTGGCGCTCAATCCCGGCATCTCATAACGACTCAAGGGTTTCCCCAATATAAGCTCCAGAAATACCTACTCATAACGCTTTTGACATGACTTCACTAGATCCATCTTTTTTTACAAGGTGCGTGATTCCAACCGGAAGACCCTTCCTTGTGCATGCCAGCGAACGTCAGCGAAACTCCTGGGAACTGAAATTGAGAGAAAAAGTGTGTAAAAATGTAACAGCCATGTGTTACGATTCTACCCAATACCGGAATGCGGATTGGGCCACATTGATATTTCTCACATATCAATCCCCGCTAGGAGACTTCCCATCTCCGCCCGGTATATGTTTTTTACGCCCCCTGATCTGTAATGTCAATATTCAAGTTTGAAATGATCTCTGCACATTTTTTCTAACATGCCAGGTGGAATCCAGATCTGCACCTCATCGTCTGTGCTGACCTCCTCACTATCCTCAATCATTTCCCAAGTCTCACAACCAGGCTCGTCATATGAATCGAATACAAGCTCAGTAAGCTCAATTTTATAGCTCACAGCGCGCTCCAGGCCGTTGATGACGGGCCAAAGGAAGATCTCACAGCTATCCATTAATTCCATATGAGTCTCCTAGGAAGCGGCTTACGCCACCTCCTCATCTAAAAATCCACGCTCACGCATTAACGGAGCAAGCTGATCGATAACCAACATCCGATATTTTCTATCGTACTTTGCATCTTTCAGTTCCATGCTGACACATTCTAAAAACGCGTAACAATCTACTTTTCCGATGACTCCATCAGCAACATCTTTTGCATGTGTTTCAACAATTTTGCGGGCTAGTTCTTCTGGTGTTTTCATGTTGTTTTTTCCATTTTCATTTTTTTCGACAAAGAGATGATCTCATATCTAGTTTACCGTTGCAACACTTTTCGTTTCTTTTTATTAAATATGTTTCTAATTCTTTTTAAGTAGTCGATATTGAAACGCTGACTCTTGACCTCATTAATAGATTCGAGCAGCTGAACTTTTTCAACCGTAATCTTCTCAATTAATCTTTTTCGATACTCAGTAATGTTACCTGACAGGTAGCGGTTGCATTTCACGCACTGCTTGTGTGCATTCCATAAATTAAACCGACACTGAGGAGCTGACCCCACACTCCGATAGTGACCGCAGTCCCAGCCACCACCGTAACGATCCTCAGTAAAATTACCGCACGAGATACACGCCAGGTCTTTATCGCGTATACGAACGTATGCGTTGAACGCTGCCTGGGCGAGTTTCATGTAATCAGATTTGGTAAGGAGCTTCTGTTTGCGTTCTCGTAATTCCGCAAGGGAGGATTTTGCTATCGTTTTCTTCCCTTTATCTGACTTCGTGAACTGTGATAGGCACTCAAAAGAACAGAAGGCTCTCAGCTGAGAAATAAATGCTGAGTCAGCTGGAACCTTCTTACGGCAGGTTTTACACCGTCTATTCGCCGCTTTCATTCTTCTTCTTCAGCTTGGCGTACTGCGAGTCTTCTGGCCTTGGTAAGAGGCATCCGATAGCGTTAGCAGCCCAGGCATCGATTTGAGCCATATAGTGGTACATTTCTCCAGTTGTGAGGTTAGTTGTTGTCTTGAGACGCTCTCTAAGCTCCACAGTGCCAATTTTCTTTGGAGGGTAGTACCCTAGGTACTCATGACGCATTCTGTCGTGTAGATCGTCTTTGCTGAACTCTGAGCCTTTTTTATCATTTATGTACTCAGATAAATGATTCATCCACTCCCAGTACAAAGCGTTCTGAGAAAGGCTCCTGCCGCCCGCCTTGATTTCGACAGTGCAATATCCGTGGTCATCCATCATCTGGACTGCATCCCTGTAGCACTGCTTCGCTGCTGCCGACGAGGTGACCGTGTGCTTAATTACATCCTTCATTAGAAAAACCTATCCGCGATGCGTTGCCACCAGTTGCGTTTTGGCTTTGGAATAATTGCCTTCTTAGGCACTGGGGTCTCCGGCTTTTTCTTAGGAGCGCCAGCACCCTTGGCCCTAAACCCAATATCCAACACAGGCCGGTAGAAATGTAATGCGTGAGCAACAGACCCGCGTGTTCGACCCATTTTTTCAGCAATTACATGATAATTATGCCCAGCACGATATAAAACTGCGACGAGTAGAAGCTCCTGATCAGTCCACATTTTTTTCATTTTTCTGTCTCCAGGTTTAAGAATTTACAAATATCCATTTCAAAATATTCTGCCATCTCCAAGACTTTGCCTACGCGCATGTCTTCGCTCGCTCTCCATCGTTGGATCTGCTGGCGGAACACGCTAAAGTCTTTTGCCATTTTTAGCGTGGTTATGTCGGTCTTTTTTTGTGCAATTTTTATACACTCACCTACATGAATCTTTTGCATTTCCTACTCCTTCGTGTATTCTAATGATTCATCTTTATTGATGAGATTCTCAAAGACCCTTCGCCCTGTCCCTCCAGGGCTTTTTTTTAGAACGGTATTTCTTTATTTAGGCTATTCACATCAGCCACCTGCGGCTGACGCCTCGACTCTTTAGGCTTAATAGAAAAGGTCATCGCCGGTGATCGCTCACTACGCTGCTCGCCTTCCCAGCCTGAGAGCCAGTAATCTTGGCCCGCAATGTTAATGCTGCCGCTCCAATCAGGATCTTTCTTTCCCTCACGCTTATCAGTGTTCCGCCATACAGCGCCGCGATTGGTATTATCGTATTGATTTTCCATTTACATTTTCCTTAGTCGATTGACTTCTTTTTCAATAGTATTTACAGCCTTAATTACTTCAATTTCTAAGGCTGCAATGTAGTCCTCGTCGCGCTCAAGATGCACGATCAAGACAGGCATTTTTTCGTTATAGGACACAAAATCTATCCATTTTCGACCAGTGACGTACAAGACGCCCTGGCACTGTGGGATATGTTTTGCTGGCACATTTCCTGCCCTGAGCCACTCAATGTGGGTACACGGCGCAGGAACCTTTATCTCCAGCGCACCATCAGAATTTATTAACCCATCCGGTGAGACGCCGCACTCTATTTCATCGGCCTTACAGAAGCCGACCTGATCTACGGTATGACCTGACGCCAGCTCGTAGAATTCGCGGGCCACTGGCTCTAAATCTGTGCCTCGCTGCATCCACTCAGTCACCTTCATATGTGTCGGCGTCTCAGTTAACGCCTCAGCGATCAGCTGATTAATGTATGACTCAGCCTGAGCAGACGGCTTACCCGTGGCCGTGATCAGCTTCCCAAAGTTTGAGCCGCTCGGACAGCCTAGACGGGACCGTAGCCACGCCTCACTGCCCTGTTCGTGATCGATGACTCTCATTGAGTAATCCTCAGTGGCTTACCAGCCCAGATTTCTAAGACCATTTTCTTACTTATCTCAAATTTCTCAGCAACATCGTTTAATGAGATTTTTGTCTCACCGCACATAATCTCGTTGCATAATTCTTTGATCAGCTCAACGTCATGGTCTGTGATTTTTGGATCAAAGGTCAACATCAGGGACTGCCTCCTCAGCTGCCGCATTCTGGGCGTAAATCTTTGATTGCAGCATGCTAAACGCCTGCTCGTAATGAATACCGGACATACTTTCTAGGGAGTCAATGCTGTAGAATTTCAGCAATCTTTTGAGGTCCGATCCTGTTTCCTTAATCATGCCGGAAAGCGTCTCGGCTTTCTCTTTACCAATCGGCTCTGCCTGGGCCTCCTTCTCGGCTGAAGGGATATCCTCGCCTGCATAGATATAGAATCCTAAGCCAAACATCGCCAGCGCCTTTACAAGGCATCTCATTCGAGTGTCAGAGACATCACGAGCCGTTGGGTGAAGAATGGCGTTGTTGCGGTTATCCATTACTGGTAACCACATCGTGCGGCAGGCCACCTCTTCACCTTCGTGAATCGTAACCACGCACTCAACCATGACAGACCCATCGTTTCGAGTGTTGTCATCAAACCTATAATAGGATTCTGGATACCGCTCCATTAATGTGGACCACGCCCACGCCCAGGACAGATAAGATAAATTACCTTTCTTCTGAACATTATCGTTTACATTAATGAGAGATAGATCAGCCCAGATTTGGGCCATTAGCGTTGTGCTTTTCATTGCATTCTCCTGTTTTTACAACAGGAGTATTACAACATTTTATGTTTCATCAGTCAACAATTTATGTTGCTAATCCATTAACTCAAAATGAGGGCCATCAATAAAGGGTCGGCGTCCTGTTAGACGTCTGGCGTCTATGTAGTGGTTCATAGCCTGCTCCATTGTTCCATCCCAAGCCCTAATGTCGTCTATGTTCCAAGCGGCTCCCCAGCGGATCGCTACGCCTTCCTCTGTGGCCGCTTTCTTCATCGCATCAGCGATATCATCGTATACGGACAATTCCCAACAGCCACGGCCATCGACATACGCCATTAAATCTACGGCTAGCCCATCGATGTGTTTTGACGCCAGTGTCTGGCTGAGTCCTGCCTTTACGAGTCCTTCTTGTTCTTTCATCGTTCGTAGCCCGCAAATAACTCCGAAATCAATAGAAGTTAGCGTAATGGCTCGGCAGACGATCTTCACCAGGCGTTCATCCAAGCCTTCTAGTTTAGTTAATGATTTCTGCGATAACGTGTACATTATTTAGTCAATCCTTTTGCCTTTTCAAACGATCTCATCCCACCCAAACCTAACATACCTAGCAAAACAGTCATTAGCGCGCTCATATCAAACGCCGGGAGCGCCGGGATTTCAATGCCAGCAACCGCCACTGCAAACAGCGTCAGAGGAGAAATAATAAAATGATACGCAAACGCGATGACTGTGACCCATCCACAGGCGGGTCTCCATCCTGCCACAAAGACACTGCGGCTCTTAGCCTCTTCACGATTGGTGAGGATTTGGGCCATCTGAGACTCGTGCGCCTGTTTTTCGGCCAGCGTTGCAATTTCGTGTGCAATTGCATTCTTCTGATCCTTGTCCTCAATGAACTTATCTAGTAGGCCGGTTACTGGGCCAATCAGAGCTTGTAGCATTAGGCATTCTCCTTTCGTATGGCTTTATCTACTTGCTTTTTGTAAACGCATCTTTGCCGTAAAACGCTGCCACGATAGCTGCTGTGGAAATGTAATACGTTGGCGCAATATCACCTATGATTTTTGCCGCTTTATCCAGGCCGACAGATTCCGCAATGAGAACCATTGACGGATATAGCAGCATGCCAAGCAGCGCAAACCAAGCCATCTGGCGCTGAGAATCCCGTAATGAATTTTGATCCTCAATCTCCAGGCGTTTTTGATACGTCTCCATTTCTTTATCCGTGATGACTCCGTTTGAGTCCAAATCTGCTGATTCATATTCAGATCCATTCTCTAGTTTTTTCATTGGCTCAGAGCTTGAGCGAGGCATACTCCTGCTTTTTTACATGAGCTTGGATTGGGACACCTGCTGCATGGCTGAAAAGCTTTCTTTCCGCTTGATTTTTTTGTGTATTTCATAGGCATAATTTATTTTCCTTTTAAAACAATTAACCAATAAACCATAAGACCTGC